TGCCCCTTGACGTTATTAGTCTCGGAGGACGTATTCACGTCCGCGACTAAACGATAGGGACTTGTCACTGTCAATTTACCTGCCATTTTTAACCCTCACCCCCGCCGATTCCAGTCAACGGGTTACTTGTTTGATTGATTGCCGCTTGCTCCGGTGCGCCACCAGCCCCGGCTTGATCCGGTGTACCCTTTCCAACGCCTGCCGCAGCTTGGAACATCGGAAGTTCTGCCATTGACTGAGGCAGATTCGCCTGCTCTTCCTTCGTCAACTCCATGTGCGCCGGGTTCAGGTTAATATCCTTGAACAACTGTTCCAGAATCTTGTTGGCACTAAACCGCTTGTAGAAGGCTTGCAGCATCACCGGATTCTGCTGAACCATCTGCATCAATGCCATACGCTTTTGGAAGTCCTTGGCCTTCTCCATTGTCCCGGAGATACCGTGGACATGAAACTCAATATCCTGCCCCAATGCCACAAACCGCTCTTCCGGGGACATCTGCGCTAACTGCTGCATCGTATCCTGTCCTACTGCGCTTGCGACTTCCGAACTCCGCAAATCGTCCAGGTCTTGCAGGATGTTCCACCAGGCCAGATACAGAATCTTCTCTATCCACTCGGTTTCAACATCGCGCACTAAGCTGTCAAAGAAGCCCGAAGAAGCCTGAGTCGAGGCAACAACCGCTGTGGCTGTCTGTGCCTTCTCAGGAAGCATCCCCTTGTTAATATCATCCCGAACAGTTGCAGCCTCAAAGTGCTTCTCAACCATCTGGAACATCAACATCGCATCTTGCGGGACATTCCCTGTAGTCACCTGCTCAATGACCTTCGCCCCCGGAGGAACTTCATCCTTCACGGTGACTGTCATACCCTGTGGGATTCCGCCTGATACTTCTTCCGGCCTTTCGAGCCAGCTTTCATGTACCTGACGGACTCCCCACACGGCTGCAAGCCCACCATCGAGCATCAAATTGAATAGCTCATTTTGAGCGATATTCAGTGGGGTTGCGTGGTCCATCAGCGCCTTGTGCCACACCGAGAAGGGAACTCGGATCAGCGGGCAAGCCACGAATGGACTTTGACCATGCCAGTACGGATTCGGCTCTGGCTTACGGATTAGATACTTCTCATTCGCTACGGTGCAAACAACATTCTCATGGCAGACAGCACCATTCTCGTCCAGGATCGTGCCCCAAAACTCCCATAGACGAACTCTCTTGCGGAACTCAGGCTCCGTTGAAGGAAGCTGATTCTTTTCAAGTTCCTGTTTCGTGTAGATTTCGGTTGAGGCAAAATCCTCTGCGATTTGGTCAACAACTTTTTGGTCATAGATTCCTTCCTTCGCCATTTCCTGAATCTCGCTCAGGTCACGGTCCAGGACATGAATCTCGTACAAACCACGGCCTGTAGGGTCCGGGTAGTAATCTTCGGGACGGACCAGATCAACCAGCAAATGCCAATAGGTCTTGCTCTTTCGCTTTAACTTGTGGACGGGCCTGGACCCGGTAGCCCCGGAAGGGAGAGTAAAGAGTTTCTGCCCCCGCTCCACGGTAAACCGCTTCTTGGTAAAGTGCCGACCGTGGACCTTGACCACCATCAGCGAATCCAGTAGACCGACCTTGACCGCATCAGAAACAATCGTTAAGAAATTACACCGGCCCTTCTCGACACGCGACATCGTATTCAACTGAGTCAAGATCAAATCACGAATTTGGAAGTTCGTCAAGAGTGACCCGTCCGAAACTTCTACGGAGAACCAATCTCCGAAGTTAGTTAGGGCTTTCTTGATAAACCCCGAAATATGTTCCACAGCCATCGCCACCATCGGAAGGAACTCCGAGGATTGACCGGGCTGTTTATGGCTCCAATCCGCATTTCCGAGAAATGCCTGAGTGTTCTCGAAATTTCGTGCAATTCTCGCTTTTCTCGCATGGAAGGCTTCATCCTTGTACGACTGGATGACCCTGATGATAGACAGGTCGGACCCTGGCCTGACCTTTTCATCCTCACCCATGTTATTCGGGTCCACAGCCCCCGTAGACTGGCCCGCTAATGTTTTAATTTCCATCATTTTTGGAATCCATATCTAATCTTGGCCGGGGTAGCTCTAACTGTTTTCCCATGATCCGTCGTAGCACTAACACAAGCGGTACAAACGCCCAGGTCACGCTCTTTTCCTTCTCGAAGTTCCACATAACATCTACGACACAGCTTTATTACGCGAGCCGGAGAAGGAGTAGGCAGGGAGCGGTACTGGTTCGATATGCCGTCGTTTCGCAACTACAGCCTCTACTGGTTCTTCGTAAGCAATCCAATACCCTAGTGCGTCCGATGTATGGGTCCGCCTAAAGTACGGGTCTTTACGATTGGTGGTTTTCTTGAGTCCCCCGCGAGGATCACGCAGGACTTGTTCTAAGTCCCGGATCAACTCTTTACAGGACTCGTCAATCAGGAGCCGGATTTCCCCCGATTCGTCTTTGAATAGGTGATTTATCGCATTTATGCGATCAGGGACGTGGGGGTTTTCTTCCGGCACCACGAGTTTAACCGGAGCCGAATAGCTCCGCATCTGGTTCATAATTGTCGTGTAATCTGATGCCCCGGTCTGCCCGGTTCTGCGTTTACCAGTGGAGTCACCGTAAATCAGGATTTCCGCCCCATGATGGGGGAATGCCTGCTTGAACCACTGACACATATCCGGGATATTACCCTCGTCCATGACGAACTCTCGAACGACTCGGTAGGTATTCCCGACTCGTTGACCGACCAAGGACACCATCGGTTCGACGTTAAAATCCCACATCCAGGCCAACGGCCTTCGGTGAGCAACAACGTAGTTATCATCTACGACGTGGACTCGTCTATCGAAACCATGATAGGCTCTAGCTCCCGACAATCCGGGGAGAAGTTCACCCTCTAGCCGGATTCGTCTACTTGCAGACCCTTCAGGATAAATTGATTCTAGACGCCTAATTTCAGCCGTATCCAGGTGGGGATTGTCGTAAATCGAAGAAGTAAAGACTCTCGCCCTACCTGTGCCTTCCGTTGCCGGGATTGCAATATCGTTGTACAACCATGAGACTCCTCCAAGCTGCCCTTCTGGTGGAAGGAGTGTACAGGTGCCGAACACCCGCAACTTGGTGCCAGACCCGATTCGGATGACGGTTTCTTCATAAATATCTTTCGGGGGTTCTTCGTCAAATTGGACCCAATCCTTGTCCGCCCCTTGGAACTTCGGACGGCCTGAGTCACATGACTTGAACCCGATGATGCTCCCGTTCCGCAGAATAAGAATCTGGTCAGAAACACGCCAGTCTTTTATTTCTCTAGCAGGAATGAAAGGTGCGTGCCCTGTGGCAACGGCCACGCCATTGTCGAAGTATTTTGGTTGGATGATGTCGCGGGACGACGGAAAGTCCAGTGATATGACCCATCCTGATGTTGGTCGAAACTTTTGACCTGGAATCCCAAAGCGAGCAATTCTCGCACCGCACCAAGCCCCTGCGTCAGACTTACCGCTTCTATTCGCAGCGAGAAACCAGTTCTCATAACATTCTTCTCCTATGACACTTGCGACGAACGGCCCCTGCTTCGGAGTGGGAAACCACTTTAACAGAGGATCATCCTTCGCCCGCTTTGCCTGCTCTTCGAGAATCAATACCCGCTCTTCAACTTCCCGGCGATCCACTTATGCACCTGGACGTTTCTTGATAGACTTGAAGAACATCCCGAACATCTGGCATGGGATTTGGCTAGTGTCAACCAAGGTGCCCTTGTACCGGATGCTATAGACGACCACGCATGAATGGCCTATATCTTCAAAGACCCACCAACGAGTCTCGTAGCCGCTCGGTGTGTACAACCGCATCGGTGGTTCAGATTCTGGTTCCATTAAAACCGGAGCCGCTAGGACCATCGAGCATGTCCCTATCAGTAAAGCCGCACAGACCGCTAGATACAGCTTGTACCACATATTCCCCTCTTTATGGAGCCGCTGCGAGGGATCGAACCCCGGACCAACGGTTTACAAAACCGCCGCTCTACCAACTGAGCTACAACGGCATTAGTTTGTTGCGCCTGTTGACTTCCGCCAGAGATTGACGGCTTCCACTAAGCGCACATAATAATCGTTATCTTCTTCACCGCGCTGCATCGGATACAGGTAGTAACTCATTACACTTGCCGCGAGTGCCGCCGTATCAAAGTCCATTTCGGCTTCACCTTGCTGGACAACTTGAAACAACTCTCGAATCCGCTGCTGCTGTGAATCATTCTCTCGCATCTGCGACAAGACAAAGCCGACCATATCCAGCAACAACTCCCATTGCTCCCCGGTTGGCTCTAGGTTCTGCATCAGCCGAATACGCTTGTTGGTATTGATCGTCCGGCCAAAAACCTGCTTGAATACATCGTAGGTAATGACGCGATAAGCCAAATCCCTTGGTGTAATCTCCTTGGCTTCACGCTTCCACGGCCAGGTCAGGCTCCACTTCATAACCCCTCCTTTGGATGCCTACGGAACGACTGTGACCTTGACTAAATTCTCTGGATTCTCCCAGGATGCTTCCAGGTACAGGGCTACGACGAGTGCGCCGGTGGACCCTGCCCAATCTATATTCAGGTTCTTCATGTCTATCCGCTCACCAGGCAGCAACTTGGCGCTTAATTCCTGTTTCAAGAATACTCGATGCTGCTCTGCATCCCCAGGAACCGTAATGCTGGCTATTTCGATGACATTATCCTCGTTGTCAATTTTATCAAATTGGAACGTCTGAGGATGGGCCGCATCATCCAATGTCTCCGCGATGATGATACTAACCGCCCTGACCACATGGGGGATGACCCCGCACCACTGCCGGTCAACTAACCCGGAGGGGTTAATATCCGTCACGATGGTACCAACGGGTAATTCGAGTTCCCCGGTCTTGGCTCGCATGAGAACTTCATATCTGTAAAATGGATAGGCCACGTTACTACTTCGCTACCTTCTTCGGCTGCTTCGGCACCAGTGTCCATAACCCGTTATGCTGGCTCCAAATGGTCAATGAACCCTTTGGGTCTGACCGTGTTGACTTCTTTCCCTTTGGTAATGCTGGTTTCATTAATAGCGTAGCCCCTAGACCTTTATCATATTGGGATTATTATCGCCTGGTACTTCCCAGGTTGGTTCTAGATATAACTGAAATCTCCCCGCACCTGCTTTGGAACCACCACCCATCGCGGTTGTGACTTCCATGATACAGGACTCACCTGGCTTGATGACTTGATTTAGCAACGGTGAATCAGTCGTATCTACAAAGAGGACTTTCCCGGCTACTACTCCTGCTGGAATTGGAATCGTTGCCATTGTGGTTTTCCCGGTATTGGACCCCGCAATAGGCCGAAAGTTGACTTGTACTTCCCCAGGATCACCGTCTGTATCCGTCGTAATAACGATAGCGGCACCACGGATATAATGTGGGATCAGCCCCGGTGAGAACTCAATGAATTGATCTGTTGCCGTTGTTAAGTCCGCCACGAAATCAATGCATGTTTCATATTTGGAATGAATGTATGCCATACTTGTCCTATACTACAAAAATTTACCCCTACCTACTACTACTTGCCCCCTACTACAAACTTGCGACAGCGGCTATAGAACACGCTCGGCCTGATACCGTGGTCCCCACACCCTCGCTAGAATATTCATTAGGGGCAACTACCTAGGTACAATATTTACCTAGTGATAATTATCTATATGATATACCCTTAATAATAAATACCTATTAGGTATTACCGTAAGTATATAGCGTAAGCGATATATATCTAGGTAATACCGATTAATACTATTCTACTAGATATATACTATATAGATATATATAATTAGAGAATATATCTTAATGAAAAACCCTTACTTAATTACTCGTCGCTTGGAGTAAGAGCGCCTAGCGACTCGGATGCTATAGCGTACCATAGCTAATCCTCTATCACTCTATCCTTGACACTATCATCGTCTACAGGTCTAGATTTAACGTCAATGACATCACGACTAGATTTCTGCTTGTGTTCAAGCATGAGTAACCTATCATTCAATTCAGCGTCCGATAGTGTCGCTATGACGACGTTTACATTGTGCTCGGTAATATGTTTTTCACTGAATCCAGATAACTTACTCAGTATCGAAATGGCTTGCGCCCAACGATCAGGTGACTTCTTAGCAAACTTACGCAAGGCTGCATCCGTAGGGCTGCAATCAAGTAAACGTGCTAGTTCTACACGGAATGGACTACGGTTTAGTTCCTGAATTTGTTTGCTTACGGACAAACCAAGCGGGGGTTTTACCATCATGCGTTTCGATTTGGATTTTATTTCTTGCGATGATCCACGCATCTATAATTCCTTTACTACACACCCATTTACCACTAGGGGTTTTTGCTATTGGTAAACCATGTAAATAATACCATTTATACATAGTGCTAACTGATACACCTAGCAATTCACTTATGGGCCTTGCTCCGAATACTAGGTATGAATTAGGACGATTCTTTAACCTAGGCATATTTACCCCCGCGCATAAATTAGAACGATTGATTAGGGAATTTATTCAGTGTAGCAAATATCATACACTACAATTAGATAGGGAATAGGAAGGTAACTACCGTATCATTTTTACCACATTCTGTTATATATCAATAGGTTATAGCTAGGCATCTACCTTGCATCATTATAGACGCATGGCACGACTAACCACTAACCAGGGAGGAACTACCATGACACACGAAGCAAAGTTACTCTTAATAGAATACCTTCACAATATCTACACGCTACCTGTGCATCCTATAGACGATGTTAGAAACTCGGCTTGTTTAGAGTTTGCAAAAAACGCAGCAAAAGACTGTTTAGACTTACTCACAAAGGAAGGGACCTAACCATGCCAAACTATCATTACAATCTATCTCAAGTACGGGTGTTCAATAGTGGCAAATCAGCATTTAAGCGGAGTAAGATTGACGGTAAAACCGAAGCATACCATAACAAGCGGTTTATTAAACTCACCCGTAAGGCTAACGAAAGGAAGGTATATGATGAAAAGGCAATATGAATATGATTCACAGTTTGACGGCGCGTTTACGATAGACGGTTATGAGGGTATTGCGTGGTATATTTGGGGGTGGGAAATCGAACCAGACCATGATACCGAATGGTCTGGACTATACAATCACACTGGAAATGTGGTGGCAACAATGGTCGGAGATGATAGACACTTCGTTTTCGATATAGGAGAAATTCACAAGCTTGACGAGTCTGAATACTGCCATTCGTGTGGGCAAACGGGCTGCAAACATAACATAGGAGAAAACTAAAATGGGAATGACTAAAAAGGATTTTATTCGACTAGCAGACAAGGTGCGGGAATATCAAGAAGCAAAGTATAGAAACCACGATATTGAATTGGAAGAGCCTTTTTTACTCGATATGCTAGTTGAGTTTTGCTTAGAACAAAACCCTAGATTCAAGCCTAGCGTATTCCTAGGCTATGTACGCGGTGAATGTGGTCCAAACGGAGGAAAGGTAAAATAATATGCAGACAGTATTTGCAAATCTAGCAGACGGTACAAGGTATTTGCTGTTTGACGTAGGACTAGATTTTGACGTACAATCATGGGCTAATGCAAGGTCGAGTGCCTTGCGATTGCTAAACGTGGTGAAACTTACGGTAGAATTACGTTTAGCAGGAAAGGATTAATATGCCGACACTAGAAAGACGCATAAGAAACCTGATTGTATCACGCTATCAGTCCTTACCGCTACCAGGAATGGAAAACACAGTAGCGGAACGCGCTAAACGCATAGCGGATTACCTGCGAGAACGTAAGACCAGGCTAGCGCGTAAATGTGATAATTGTAGTACTAATCAAGGGAGAAAGGACATTTACGGGTATCATTTTGACAGTCCGTTTGACGAGAAAGGGAATAGTCATTATTACTGCTCAGAAGAGTGCCGGGAATATGCCGAGGGTTCAGACGGGTATGACTTCGCATATAGGTACTGTGAATCATGCGACAGGTATATATGCGAAAGGTGTCCTAGTAACGGGTGGCATGAGTATTTCCGCTATTCGGAAGAGTACGGGGAAGAGTGCCTTAAATGCTACGAGGAAAGGATACTAGAAAACGGTATTTCGGAGGATAGTTTTAAGGCTGGCAAAATATCAGGGATGTTCTTTTCATTCGGCAATCCCGAACTAGCCGAGAAAGGCTATCAGCCCGTACCAGGATTTACAGATTTCTTTATTCGAGGGTCTGATAGTGTCAAGAAGTATTGCAGCAAGGCACTTGAATTGATAGGGGATAGAAACCTGGTTATAACAGGGTATGAATCTATGGGTTTGGGTGGTGGTGAAGGTACGGTTAGCATGTATTCTAAACCTATAACGGAGGAAAACTAACATGAGCAAACATGATGCACAATTTCAGATTCAGGCTGTAGTCAATGAGTATGTAGCAGCCTTACGGGTAGGTAACGACGAACTCGCTAAGCGTATCTATAATGCTAATCCCGATTTACAGGATACGCTTGCCGATGCTAGTGTAGCAGTAACCTTTACAACCCCTGCATGGGATGATAGAAAGGATATATAACCATGTATAAAATAGTTAGATTCTATTACCCTACGTTTGACGCAAGGGGACAGGATGTTACCCGTAGGCCGCGCACTATCAAGACAGGGTTGACACTTGACGAGGCGCAAGAACACTGTAGACGCCCTGATACGCGCAAAGAAGGGGAATGGTTTGACGGATACCAGGAAACTTGACAACGGAGGAGAAATATGATACTCTTAAAGGCTAGTGCCTTTTGTAAGCCATGCCTTGCGGGTGGAAGTGCTAAGACCTGTAAGCATACTATAAAGACGCCATGCGTAGCCTATAAGTTTCGGTTAGGCTATAAATGCGATAGAAAACGTCTATCTAA